ACAACACCAATGACCGCTATAAATTCCTAATAAAATACCGATTATGATTGTCGAAGTCTATTATATCGTGTGTCCTGGTTTTGCAGGTGTTTTTGTGTTTTTGACTTCGTTGGTTGAGTGGGCTCTCCTGGTTTTTTTTGTTGTGCTGCTGTGTCGGGTGTGGCTGTTTGGTTTATAAGGTTTTTTTCATGGTTAATCAAATACATCTAATAAACCGGTACTCCTATTGAAATTCTCATAGCGTAGGCCCTTGTTTATTTGGTTAAGGATCTGGTCTATATCCGACACGGTACATGTTGTTAAATTTTTTGGAAATATCCGAACCAAACATCTGATAATTTGACCTATGTTCGCCATTTTGTTATCTAAGTATAGATGTTTGGACGGGCCGGTACACCCAGGTATCCAAACATAGAAATATTGTCCGATTTTTCTATGCCCCCAATCCAAATTGAATCCTTTATGTAATAATTCGTGAGCATAATGATAAAGTCCGAGGTTTTCTGTTGTATAAGAGATGAATAATGAAAAGCCGATCATTAAACTCCCCACACTTAAAACCTGATCGTCGGATAGCGGTCTGGGTTTTGATCTAAAGGGTCTAGTAGTTTGGATAATGGACTCTAAAACCAGAATGAGACTGGCCAATACAAGGGAGATGTTCTTTTCTCCTTCGCGACGGGATAGAATTAAATTTGCAATGATTGCGGATGATCCGGAGAGTGCGCCGTTTTTGACTAACATGTGGATTAATTCTATTGATGCGTCGGGAAGGAAGAAGGGTGGAACCCCTTTTATCATATTGTATTTCTTCAGTTGTAATGCACGTTGGAATTCCGTTTGTTCATCCTGGAAAACGGGGAGTGTAGCGATCCAGGGTTGGATCCTTCCCCAATCTGGATATAGGCATTTGTCCGGTTTACTTTTTAAATTCCTGAAAATTATGTATATTTCTGATGAATGGGAAGATGTAAATTCAGTATGGGACAACGTTATGAACTCAAAATACGGGGCCAGATGGGTTATGGGGCTTAGTTCAGATAATAGGATGTGTGCATAAGTTTTGAAGATTATTACACACTTCTTCTGGAATAATAACGAGGAAAATTCCTTAATCCTAGATAAGATTGACAGAAACATGTCATCCTCTCGACATTCCATATCAAAGATTCCTAAGTCCAGATGGAGATGATATTTGATTTTAAGTTCTGCAAAATATGTCCAGGTTCCCGTCTTTGATAAATCACTGGGATTGTTCCAGCATGTGTGAAGGTTGACACATCTATTGGCTATATTTGGAAGCATAGCGATTGCTGATGGTGGGGCTGGATTAGATCCTCTCAAATTTACCCCCTCTAATTCGAGGAGGCTATTGAATATAAGCCTGCTCCTGGGATTTAATCGTAGTGTCATAGATCCCACTCCACCTGATCCATCGCCTGCACATAGAGTATCGGAGAACTTTATCTCGAGACCTTTAATGATTGACCGGATTTTATAATGCGATCCAGTTGCCAGTTGAACCAAACGCAGCCCGGAAATTAAAGGATTCTGAATTTGTGGGATTTGAATTCTATCATTTAGGTAAACTTCATTTTCGGAGAAAGCTAACTCTATGGTAGATATTTCACCCACACATTCTGGCCCCCACTTGACTGTGTGTGAATAAGTAGAGGAATTAGTTCTATCAACTAATGTTTCAAGATCTTTCGCCGCATGTCTCACTTCCCTATCGGTGAACTTCAAGTTGAATAGGAACTGGTGCAGATGTTCAATGGAGATATCTTCAGGACTTGCTTTGAGGGTGGTTGTTAGACTTTTATATTCTCTCAATTGACCTTTGTCCTGAGACGTCAACTGCTTCTTGTATAGCAAACTGACAATAAATGAGGATAGTCCCAGCGTACCGATTGTAGTTAAATCGTTTATATCCGAAAATATCCACGGGGTTTTAGATACATAGTATAAACTGTGGTTGTAATTTCCTGATGATATATATTTGTATTCAAGATAGTTCTTTCCCAATAACCCAAGATCATATTCTCTGAGAGGATAAGAAGGAGGTATCGCATGCGGCACAGAGGATAATAAGGTGAGAAAAGAAGGTGCACGGAATATATTTTGTAGAGCAGGATCCAAACAAATCCGATCTATAATATACAGAACACCGCCAATTAGGGCATGACGAGGATCTGTGAGTTGTGTGATGGACCACCTGAATAGAGAGTTAACTCCTGAAGCTCGAATGATTCCGTCTAATAACCCGTCCATGTAGGCTGAGGGATTGACCTTTTTTGCAATGGTTAATGGAAACAAAGTTCCTTCCGCTACTGCTACCCTTTTGGAGCCCAATTTATCTCCATACAAAAATCCTTCAGCTCTTCCGATGTTAAAAGACTTATCAAATAAAGATAGAATGTTCCAATCAGATATTTCAACATTATATATTGGTCTTGTTTTAGACCAGGAAGATGTAGATGGTTTCCAATTGTTTAAGACAGCGCTGACATCAGGAAATATAATCTGTCTTTTCGCTTCTAAGGTAGGTTCTTCTATTTCGCGGAGACACGCGCTGCAGTGAACATGGAAATGAAAGAAAGCATGATCTGGATTTTGATCGTGAATTTCTCCAGCGGTCATTTGTGCGTATAATATACACGATTGAAACATGAAATCATAGTTGACATCACCCAATTCCTGAAGTGTACTGGTTGTGGTCATGATGCGAGTTAATTTTGCAGGACTTTGTGCAGCGAATCCACCGGTACTTTGCCTAGAACAACTAAAACGATGAAGGGCAGACCCTGTTCTTTTAAATCCCTTGGTTAAATTATCCCAATCTTCTCCCGTTAGTGCTTTAAGATTACCGTAAATGGCATCGGCTAACGTTGATGAGGGATCTATGAACCATCCAATTGAGTTTCTGAGGCGAGAGGCTCGTTCAATGAGTGGTATATTGGTCGTCTTTTCCCATGGTTGCACAACACTTGTTGATTCCAATGTCGCAGACCCTAGATAAGCTGGATAAGGACCCCTATGATCTAAATATTTGTACAATCCTCTGGGGATAATTAAACTAATAAATTGAGAGCTTTGACTAAGATCTACACACAAATGACAGGAGGGGTCCGCTCGCACAAAAGTTTGGATCATTTCCGCGGGATGCGGAACAGTCGCCCCTAAAATGTGCATTCCCCAACTTGTTAAGCGCAATAAATCCGCGTGGGATGCTGAACAATCCCAAATCTGTGATCCTTTATTCAGTTTATCGTATTTAAATAGGGTGCAGTAGGAAATTAACTCACTTTTAATAATGACTTCATCCAATGTTCGAGCTAGTCTTCTTCTGAATAGATTCCGTATGGTCTTGGAATTTTGGAACAGGCCTACTAATGATTCAGTAATCCCCAGATAAGTGGCAGATTTGAATTCACTAATAAATCGAGGAAACACGGGTTGTATTGCGGAAAGGAATGCATTCATTTCATCGTTGTTACTTGCCATGTACTCAACAGCAACTTTAATTATCTTATTTTCTATTTCCGATGAGTTACTAACTAACTGTTCTCGTACTGCATTTTTAATCATAGTGAGTGCGCTAATTCCCCTTGGAATATTCAACGACAAAGGGTTCTCAATTAACTTAGCAAAATCCGAGGAAGAAGAGAATCTGAGAGGGTTCATACCCATTTCAATGCATGCTCCTCTTATTGCGGTATTTTTGGTACCAGCATATACCATTTTGAGAAAGGTTAAACTTTCACATACAGGGTCCGGGAACTGTCTAATTAGGAATCGTGTTAGTGACATTCCACCAATCCCGCCCAAGCATGGATCTAAGTATAAAGAGGCAATTTTGTAACTGAGACGGGTCAGCTGGTTAGGTTGGACAAGTATCGTTCCGACTTCACATCTAAGTGCTGGATTGTGAATATTGATGAGATTTCTTGCAAAATTTCCGATGACGTTATAATGGAACATGGAATTAATGGGACCTTCTGCATAATGGGCAACTGTTAAAGCATTTGTTGTAACTGTAGCTAAAACATTGGCTTGAGTTGGAATCTGATCGTTTGTAGTGCACATGACTCTGGACCAACGTTTAGTTTCAAGATTCCGAATGGTTCCTCTGAATACGGGAACTTTACCATAACTCAAAAAGTCTGCTGACTGCATTGTTTCGTCTTTGTTGATTATTAAGCCCAATCTCCTGGTACCGTTTTCAATATTTGATATGATTGCTTGATTATTTTGAACAATTTTTTGGATTCTTTCGACCATTTCTTCTTGTGTTCTGTATTTCTGTAGACGATACTGGGTGCAGATGACTTGATTATCCCCTTGAGCTAAAGTTTTGATAGATGTGTTTCTGGATGACCCTTCTCTTTTAATCAGTAGAAGGTTTAGAATGCTCCAACCTTTCTGTCTCAATCCTTCCAGACCTCCTTTCTGTCCATTCCAACATACTCGGATATCCGAATTATTTTCTACTTCACCATTGACGATCCTCATTAGGTCTGTTCTCCCGCCATGGTAAATTAAACTCCTTTCGAAGAATTCGTGAGTTCGGCTAATAAGGTTAGGGTAACCTAGGAATTGACCCATTACCTTAAATACTGGGGTAGTGGATTCTTTCCTCTGATGATTATTCCACTTTTCATAATCTATATGATTGGCTATGGATATATAATCATAGGTATCTAATCCTTGACCATTTGCGTTGTCCATCATTTTCTTGATAACAGTCGTGAGATCATCTGCCATAGTCAAACCGTCGAATAATGGGACAAAGTGTTGCTTGATCAAATATTCGGTTATTACAAAGTAATCCCTGAGTTGCCACGACATAAGAGAGAAGAATCTCCCGTCTTTCTTGATTTCTCGCTCTTTCTCCTTTAATCCAATGATTAAATATTCCAGATCTAATCCGTACTTATCAATTGATTCCAGAAATGAGGGCCAATCAGTAGCCGGTTTAGTTAATAAAGATTTCAAAACTTTTGGATTTGACACGGGTTTGTACGGTGATTTAGCTATATGTTCTTTTAATTCAGACCGTGTGACTGAATGACTCTTATCAGAATATATCAATGATGGATCAATCACATCGGGGATATCGAAACACTTAATAATTGGCAATTCATGCCAGTGATCCCCAAATTGTTCAATGATGTGAGGAGTTGGCCAAGTGTTGTGTAATATGTGGGGATACAGTAAACTATCAACTGGGACTTGTGTATCATCTACAAACCATTTTTTCTTCTTTGTATGTTGATCCTTCAGGATCATATATGTCAAGTCACTGGCCAATACATTGGCATATTCTGTGTCAATATCTTTATCCGAGTTCACCTGCTGATAGAGTTTCTCCAGGCCGCTGACAGTATCGATGAAAGGGTGTCCCCATTGCCTGAATGAACCAAAAATGGTTAAGATGACCTCAACTGATGTTTGATTTTGAATGATCTCGAACAATGTACTGTCAAGAGACAACGCGATGGATTTTTCCTGGATAGATTTTATGATATGTTCTTTGAAGCTTGGAAATTCCGGAATTAAGGGTCTGAAAGTGCGTGCTAATTCTGTTAGTTTTAGGTTGCAGGCGGGCTCCAGAAGTTTTATAAATTCGTAGGCTCTATCCCCTACTAAGCTAAGGTATTTATCCCCCGTTTTGTACACTTGCGACATAATATCTGAATCATATCGATTGAATTTGCAGTCAACACGATCTTCTAAGGCCCAAAAGGTCTGAAATCTCGCCGCATAGACATCTTTCATCATTAAGAGGAAGTTCCGATCAATCACTACACCAAATGTTGCAAAAAAGATTAAATCCCCAGAAATTATTATCTTCTTACATGATAAGAGGTTAATGTAATGTCCTACAATATCATCCCCATCTTTGATTACTCCACCTTGTGATCGTTGACACAGAGCTTCCTTTTCCGCTGAATTGCTGGCATTGAGTAACAACACAATGTCATGTGTTTCCAAAAATAGAGTTCCCCATCGTAAGAAATCAGGGGATTGTGGCATCGTATGAGACAATTTTGATTCCTTCTTTAACCAACTGTGAAGAAAGGCATTAGTTACCTCTATTGTTTCATTTGCATCGGATAAACACTTTTGCAAAAACATCTTGGTTTTGTGATTTACAACTGCAGCATCTAAATTAAATTTACCAAACCATCTGTGCAGTTCAGACGCTTTATCCACGGATAAACCAGATTGTTCATTATGTATAATAAATTTCATTCTTTTCCATGAACCTGCATCCCATCTAGGGTTTTCTAATCCATATTTTAAATACTCAAAAAATGCATCTAGTTTATCCGGTACTAATGGTGAATTCAAAGAATAATCGACATTGTTCAGATATTCCATTGATGGCTGATCTAAAAATGTAGATGCTAAACTCTCATCATCCTCCCAAATTTGTTGATTCGTTTCCTCTATAATGTCATCACAATAATTCTGATCGAATTCCATTTTGTCGATTTGTTCACACAAAAAGAAATTGTGTTGGAGTTTTTTTCATGATTAATCATTCCAAGGATCTGCTCTGGATGGAAGCACAGCGAGTGGCATTTCGTTTACTGGGGCGGAATGATTTTTGCGATTTGTGCGATTAAATAGTAGATTCCAAATCTCTTTTCTGGATTTAAAGACGATAATAAGCAGAACAGAGATAACGATCCCATATAAGACCTTAGAATAAATTGTTTTGAATGGATTAGAGAGTGAGTGCCATAGTTCTCCAAATTCTGTAGAAATAAAGCTCGTATTAAATTTTAATGAGGGATTGTGAAATAAATAATTAATGGATTCGTTAACAAAGGATGTATTTTCAATACTTGGATTATGGTTATAGGAGTGGAAGTGAACCGGGACACTAAGATCTGCATGGACCTCTGTTCTCAGTGTCAACACCTCAGGTAATCTAACGGTGCCATTGCGACTTTTTGTCAATCCATTTGGACCTATCAATACATCTTCAACTGCATGCCACTTGGAATAGTTTTGCGTCAATTTGATATAATCAACCAGAGGTCTTCGGCTTCCAACGTAAAGGCCTTGTCCAACCAACAAACCTTGAGGCGTCAGCTGATAGACATTACCCGGTCCTGGATTGAGTGGTATCAAGTAAGCTAATTCCGAGACTGTAATAGGTTGACGTTGTCTCAGCTTTTGAATTGTATTGATACATTGAAGATTCAACAACAATTCGAGTGCAGAGTCAAATCTATGTCTAATATCTGATATCACACTGGCTGTTCTCAAAACTACATCCGGTCGACAGGCAGGTAAATTGGACCACCATATATTTTTTGACTGATCAACAGCATCCGTAAAGTTTAACATAAGCCACTCACCGTCATTGAAACGGATCCCTACATGGTTGCAGAATTTAATGCGACAAGCGTCCTTAAATGTCTTTTCGGGAAATTCATCTGACCAAATGATCGCACCGTCGTGAAGGTGCCTGGGTTCCGCTAACTCAGATGGAAAATATAAAATGCCCTCGATGGGGTCTAAGCTTTTGCATATATCTCGATTGATGTCTGATGTCATAAACCAAATTGCGGAGTCGTGTATAGTGGTGTGTTGATTAAAGCCAATCCTTCCAGAGGGGAAAATGGGATCGATTAACATATCTGAATATGGGTCGACATGAACTGGGTGCGGTGTCACTTTGATGTGAATCTTTGTGACCGGTGTAGTAGAAAAATAGGAACAATCAGCTGCCGGGTGTTCTCCAGATTCGTAATCTCCCTCAGCATATTTCCGATATGCTTCTTGACATTCAGAGATTTTTATTTTTGATGCTGTTATTGATTTGGTGACAACTTGTGATCCTAACCATCCAACATAACATGTAGTGGTTAATTCGAACTTATGGCACAGTATACCTTCAGCTCTTTGTTGTTCGTCAAAAGTTGGTCGGGTTATCGTTATATTGTAGCTATACTCTGCTAACGGATAAAAATGTATCTTGGTTGCAGGACATTTGAGCAGCTCGGGATGTATGGCGGTCCATTTTAAGTTAAGAGATTTAGGCACTACCACAAGATTTGAATTCTGTATTATCTGAAAGATAATAGAGCTCAGGATTAATATTGATAGTGAATGCATTTTCGCTAATTTAACAGGAACGTCTGAGAAACTTTAAAGAACAGATGATAAGGATCTTCTGATTATTTGTGTTATCGTTTTTTTCATATACTGTTTAGTATGCGAGAGTATTAGCTGCCATCTACTGTTTCTTTGCAAATGAATAGTTTGTTCCTACGTCTAATACTGTGATGTCATTTCCACTGAGTAGAGATCCGATACTTGGATGAGGCAAGTTAGGGTATATCTGGAAATCGTATAGTTTCTTTAGGGGAATTCCATCTCTCTTTGTAGGGGTGATGGAGCATCGGAAATCAATCAGAAGCCTTTTCCTAGCTCGAGATTGGGAGTAAGTCCAGGAAATGTCTCCAGCCTCCCGTTGGATTCCTTCAAAGTTATAACTAAACTTAATCCGCTTACTCAATTCAATAACGAACTTCTTATATTCCCCATTAACTCCCACTCCAGGTTTCAAATGAGTTCCAAGCAAATAATAAATAATAATAAAGATTTCTTTTTGATTGGATGGACCATAATAATGATCTATGATCGCATCGAGTTCTTCGATCAGATCTTCCCATATAGCAATCTTCTTGCTGGTTGAGACTGTTAGTTGGGCATCCACTTCCCATACAATTTCTTGTTTCGGATGAGTGGCTGATTCACTTGATGTTGGTTCTGGGTCCAAATCGAAGACGTCGAAAGCTTTCCAATTAGAAGACACCCCGTCTAAAAGAGAAGATGTTGTTATAGATGGAGCTGAAGGCTTCCATATGTTTATGGCCTTACCAAAACTTCCCAATGACAGTTTTCGATTTGACATTTTCAAGCACAATTGCTTTTGATTCAACCGGGATAGTTTGTTTCACGGAGTGTTAACTGTTTTTTTCATGCCAATTGGCTAGTTTTGTTGATACGCCAGAGATATCTGTCATAAAGTTCCGTTTCGGAAGCAATACGCCCTTGAAGTACATTAATTTCTATAAAAATATATCGTAAAAGTCGATTGTGAGATCTCCTTCCATTCGGCCTGGATAAAATTTCTGCATAACATTCGACCACTTGAGTGTAAACCATGATGTTTACGCATCGGTGTGGAGGTGATCTAACTGCCATTAGCATACTAGCATAAAATAAGGTAATAAGCTGTTCTTCTTGTTTCTCCATCTTGAATAATCTTTTTGCTAGGATTTGTTTGGCTGTGCTATATCTGAGCAGATTTTTTGACACTTGATCAAGGTTTTTATTTGACTCCGACGTGGACCTAGTAAACCTGCGTATGCTATCTTGTACGTTGTAGAAATAGGAGCCCTTAGGCTGGTAGGCGATTGGAATTTCATCTTCATCATCATAGAAGTTTGGTGATAGATTCCGTAGATCTCTTTCTAATTCCCTGCCCATAGAGTGTCTGGTGAATGTGTTAGAGACTTTTATGGACACATTTTGCAGTGCCGATGGTGTAGTAGTCACATGAGGTTCCACTGCATTATCCCACTCATCAGACAAATGGATTCCTAATGCATATCGTGGGTCTGGAGTTGTAGTTGTTGACGTTGTGGCATCAGTCTGAGAAACTTGTAAATCTGGCAGTGGTTTGTAATGATTGTCTGGATTCACTATCGGAGCCTTATGAACTAATTTATTGTAAATGTTTGAGGCAGTGTCGGTGTCAATGAAGTGACTTATTTGGATTTCCGAAGAATCTGTTTCACACACTTGTGTATACAGATAAGTTTTCGAACCGTTTGTAAATTCTAATACAACTTTTTGACTAATTGAGAACGGATCCGATAAATTGACGGTCCCTTGAAATTCTGTGACTACTGTGTTGTAAGCAGATAGAGTTTCTTCGGATACTGAGCATGGGATTTTAAGCACAACAGAGACACAACAACCAGAAAATAGATGCAGGATTAATAATGCTATCCTCTTCATATCCGTTGTTTCTGCAATTGAAATTGAGCTTGTTGAATGGATTTTTGTTGTTTTTTTCATGTTAGACCAGGTTGATGGGTTAAAGATAATGAGGTCTCCTTCGTCTCATATATCCAGGGCTGTTAAATTGTAATGTTGAAGGATATTCTTAATTTGTGTTTTGGATTTGCATAACACATGAATAGTAAAGGAAGGCTTTGACACCGGAGTGCAATATTTATTGCATAAGTCGATTGCTCCATCTCTTGACAGTCCAAAGGTTGCAAGTCTCAATTTCAACTTTTTCCTACCGATACCAAAAGGTTCAACAATGATTCCTTCATTAGCTAACTTATCGATTGTTTTCATCCAATTTCCGGTTGAAGACAGTTGACTTGCAACATTTCTCGAAGTAGTGGGTCTATCATCCCCGACAGATACTGAATTCACTTTCTTTGCAGGAGGATCCGATTCGACCTTTTCAAATCTAATACCCATTACCTGATCTGTAGTATGTATCTCAAGTCTAGCTGATTTTTCGTTGATAGCATTGATTAATGTTTGGAACATATCAGCAACCAATTTTCCGGGGTAACGGGCAGTTAAATCTATCTCTAGCAAATTGTCCGTAGCTGAAATTCTTCGTTTCCTTCCGGTAACATCACCTTGTAGAGTATCCATCAGTTCGGCACACGCCTGACCTGCATTCAGGATGGTATCAGGATTGGAATCCTTTACATGGACCGGGTAATGACCCTCTGTATTTTCCTCATCCTTGTCAGTGCACGGCATATCGGCATCATCTATTGTTGAGAGGCTTGCACTCATTTCTTGGACGTCAAATGGTTTATTACGGAATTCCTCTAAGTTTGTTGCCTGAAATCCTGCAGCTAAGCTCGTTGTCTTGGTACTCGATGTTTGGCCTTGTGGTTTTGCAGATGCTGCGAGGAGTCTTCTCGGTTCAGGTTTCTTTTTGGTGGCCGTGGATCTTGTGGGTCGGCGGTTTGAGGTGTTTCTTGGAGTGTACTGTTGTTGCTTGTCCGAGTCAGAGTCATCCATGCTGTCGTGGTGATCCGTTGACATGTTGTTATTTTTCGATTTGCTGGAGTGGGATTCTTTTACATTTTTTTCATGCTCTGGATTACCTGCTAATCCATATTTAAATAAAATGCAGGAGTTTTCGAGAACTTTGCAATCGTGTAATCTCGTTCCACAACAATACCACTTGCTACAAGCTTTGCAGTTCTAACCATAGCCGGAGACATAGTCCAATTGTGTGCATCTAAATACGGAGTCCAAGCTTGAGGGGTTCGTTCATCAGGTGGAGCTATGGCATCAACTCCATCCTGATTTAGAGACTGAATGTCCTCTTCATCAACTTCTTCCTCCATTGGTTCTTGTTGTGCATTGTCTGGCTGCCGTGCCGGAGGAGCTGGAGGGCCAATATGTCCCTTGACTGCCCAAAATTTATCAGCCCATTTGCCGCGAGTAAATGCAAAGCCGACTAAGTGGGCATTGAATAAAATTGGGTTGACATCATCTTCCAGCATCCATCTGGCTTTCATTGATCTTGCATTCTGGTAGTACAACCCGATAATGTGACAGAATGCATGGATTCCCGGATTTTCTCGGGTTGAATACAAACTCTTTTTTGATAGACCCATCTCGATCTGATAAGGGAAATATGAATAAGGATCATGGAATTCGTCAGCATTGTTGAACATCTTCTTCATTTCATGATGCAGTGTAATATTTGTTATCCATGTCCATAATTCTGCTGGATGAGGAAACCCAAGTAGCCTGCTGGTATGAGCAACAGACAGCAAAGAGGTACAATCTTTGTATCTGGAACTTATCGTCCCGATTCGAACAAAAGACCACTCATGGTCCGGGAACCGATAGAAGAACATATCGATTGCAGCAACAAGTTTTCTGAATACAGGGCATTGACACCAGGCGGTTGTCTTTCCGCAGTCTGCCAATAGATTTGTTGTATTTGGCATACCTTGAGCCTCCAAAATCGGCTTCATAGATTTGATAAGATCTCCCCGATAATTAGCGTCGTTGACTCGACCGAGTCGATACAGACATAAGATGTAACCTATAATCCATTTTTCGTCAGCTTCACTGGAGCTCACCTCATTCCCTGATATCGTAGGGGTCCCTACTTCCTCCACTGAGAGTAAACTTAGTGGAGTGATATCTGCATTTGGGTCACCGATTAACTGGTTATATGATTTCCATACGCTATCCACCCTAGCAGTCATCCTCTTCATTTTCCATGAAAGGAATGCTGATGCGGTTTGGACTGAGCATATGACCCCTGAGGCGAAACCCTTTGTTATTGCCCGTAGTCTTGCTCCGGCTGCATCATCAACTTTAGGAATCTTTATTGGAGGTTTGGAGTTGTGTTGTTCGAACCAAGGATACACATACTCTCCCGTCTTTTCAATTTGAATCGCACGTACCCGCAGAAACTCGTTGGTTTCTTGATCTGTTAAGTTGAGTACGTCCATCTCGGAGATTAATTAAAAGAACTGGAATACTAGACAGAATGTTATACTTGACTCTGAAAGTTGATTCGTTGTTATTTGTTTTGACATTATATAGGTTATGGGTTTTGTT